AAAGTTCTAAATTGCTTACATCGATTTGTAAACATTTGTATTTTGGGTTTTTATAATCCTCAAAACCCTTAACTTTACACAAATTATTGTATTTCTCAACAAAAAATGTTGCAACATAAGTTGTGCGTCCCGAACTACGGCCCAGACCTGTTCCTATTTCCCAATCACTAGAAGATGGTTTTAAACCTTCTTTTAGTATTCTTTCTATGTTTTCGGCTTTCGACCAGTGGAATAAAAATTTAGGCCTTTGGGTTACGGCTTCGGTTACAAATCTAATTTCTATTTCATTTCCAATAGCGTATCTATCTAAAATGTTATAACCAATCATTCGCTGAGGTTTAAATGAACCATTATTAAGATCGCGAATGAGTTTGAGAATCTCTGTGTCTTGGGTTTTACCGGTATCTGGCAATTTTACGGATACGGATGTATTTCTGATCATAATAAGATCAGGCGAAATTTTATATTTCGACAAGGATTTTATCATATAATCCGTATCATATTTCATTTAATTCCCATTCCCTTGCGGACATCATGGTACATGGCGTCCTTATGAGCAGCCGACATTTTTGAAGGTGCTCCTGCATGGAAGGCTTTCTTATTACCCTCGGCAGCATGAGCACGCATCTTGCTTGCTGAAATACCGCTCACGCCTTCTGCATCCGGATCACGTTGTCCCGCAGAGTGGACGGTGATTGATTTAAAATTGTAGCCCTTGTGTCCACCAGCCGATGGCTTTCCATTGTACTTATGGAGCAGAGAGTGCATCTCCTTGGCGCGGTCGGAACCTACAACCACGTGTAAATGCTTCACACCTTTGTCGGACAGATGAGCCGCGTGATGTAGAATTGTTGGGCTTTCCTTGCTGGAAGCAACGACATTGGTGCCAGGAAAGGCGTGTTTGGCATGTTTTACTTTCTGAGCGCCTGTGAGTGGATTCTTCTTTGCGTCCTGCGAGTGAGACACCACAACAGTGTGTCCTGCATTATGCTTCTTTGCAATTTCATGGACCTTATTCACTACGGTTTCGTGTCCGTTCGTAATAGGATTCATACGACCGAATGCCAACACATGGTGCGAATCGGCTGCTGCGGCTTCCTTAATGAAATTTTTAAATGATAGCATAATTATTGTGCTCCGTGATACGCCTTAATGCTTCCGTCATGCTGCACGTGCCATGCGTGAATTTTTGTATTTGGATGCTTTTTACCCAAAGCTAAAGAGTGGTCGAGGTTCTCCTTACTATCATCATACACATGGACATTCTTGAATTTATGTTGGGCAATATGATGGTCAATTACACGCGCTTTCTTTTCGGCAACGCTACCGGGAGTCTTATCGTTACCCGCGCGGTTCACATGAATGTCGTGAATCGGTAGACCGTGCTTTTTGAATTTTGCAAGGTACTTATCCTTATCATTCATATCGCCTCTGGCGGTATTGATAATGATCTTGTGTTGCGGAGAATTCTTGATGTTATTATGAATCGCCTTCACCTTGGCCAACATCTTATGGATAGGATGCGATTCATCATGAAACTTTTTAGAATCCTGAAATTCACTATAATCGTAGTGATGTCCAGGAGATAGTTTATGATGATTGTACTCCGAATTGCTTAGCGATGCCACGTGCTTCTTTCCGTGCATCACGTGCACCTTTGCATTTGTCTTGAATAGAGTTTCATCCACATCAAACGAGTGGAGCGTTCCGTGTTCGCCTGATTCGGCTAAAAACTCCAAAAAAGACTTCATTTATTAAGCTGATTTTCCGGCACTCTTTAAAGAATCTAAAGGATCGCTTTGAGACCCAAATTTATGTGATTGAGTTGCAAATTTCTTGCCCTTATGTAAGAAATGAACAGATTGGCCACTATGAGTAACACTGATGTTTTTAGGATCTTTTAAAATGTGTTCATAATCCGAATGAGGATTAGATATGTGATGTTGCGTTCCCGAAGCCGTATTATATGTTGTATGTTTAAAAAAGTCATGTCCAGCTTGTTGAGCTGGTGTTTTATGAGCATGTAAAACATTTCTAATATGAGATACAACGTGTTCGTGATTGCCAGAATTTAAGTGTCCCTGCAATTCTGTTGCATGAGATTTTGCTACTTTACTTAACAATTCTCTATTATGAGAATGTACAATAGAAGACATATGCGGATTTGATTTCAGCATTGATTTTCGTTCTTCCTTATTTTTACCTGCCAATGCTGGAAATGCTTTTGTAATTTTGGCCTTATGTTTATCATGAAGGTCAGCAGCATGTTTTCCCGAGTGTTCTCTGCCCAAACTTGAACTTGGAAGATTCTTTGTTGATGTTTCTCCCACCTTTAAACTTATTCCGTGATGGGTTACTTTACCTGTTTTATGATGCTTAGTAGAAATATAAACATCCGAAGAATCTTGTTGTTGTGTTGCTGATATTCCAGTCACCTTTTTTGTATCACCTGGTTTTGATGTATGAAATACGCCTGTGATTTCATGACCGGGATGCGTTTTTCCTATATGAGCTTTAATATGTTCAGCCGCAGATTTAGCCTTTGCATGAATTTTTGTATAATCATCGTGATGAATACTGGCTTTTAATCTATCATGAGCCGCGGTTGGTGTTTCTCTTACCTTTGTTTCCGGGTGGATAAGATCATGTTTTTCCATATGATGTCCACCATTAAGATGTTTACCAACTAAAAGCTCATGAAGAGTGCCTCTGGTATTGTTTGTTACAGCGCCTGGCGTGCTTGAATCATCCTTTGCGGCTTCTGTAATTTGTTCAGTACCAGATTCGGCAATAACACTAATATATGTATTGGCTACGGAATGAAGTGATTGTAAATTGATCATGTTATTTAAGAACGAGTTTTAGCAAAGTTGGCTTTTGCAAATTCGGCACGATTCACCAGTTTGGTCGGATGAGTCTTGCCCTTGAATTTGTGGTTGATTACGAAACCTTCCGGCTTGGACTTGGCACCATTAATATGATGCTCCAGACCGCCTTCATGGGTCTCAAGGTTCTTCACCAAGGTATTTTTTGCAGCAGCTAAATGGCTGTGCATTGAAAAGAGATTGCTGTAATGTCCCGCGTGCTTCGCAATGTGTGAAACATGTTCGGTACCGGCAGAATGGTGTCTGGCAATGGCAGCTGGGGTCTTTACCTTACTTGCCAATTTAGCGTGATGCGACATAATGTGCTTTTGAAAGCCCTTTGTATTCGGAGTCTCGCCGCTGCGGACGGTCTGGTTAATGTAGTTTGAAAGATGACCGCCTTCGCCCTGATGGCGTTCGGTGGCTTTGTACATTGAGGAACCGTGCTTGTCGTGGATTGCCTTGGCTGCGTTCATGTGTTTATGGAACGCACTTTGGTCCGACTTACCGTAACTAATCTTGCTGGTATCGTGTTCGGCAGTCTTGAGATGAACGTCGGGATGCTGTTTAAAATTGTGAGTGTCGGGATGCGGGCTTACCGACATATGTTCGACGCCCGGCTTATTCGGATGCGGATGGTACTGTTGGTGAACCACGATACCAACGTGCGACTGCTTTACCTTTTTTTCTTCGTCTCCGTGAGCCGTGTAGGTAATGGTATTCGGTGTGAATGAGACTGCTTCATGCAGTTTATGGTCTTCACGAGTGTGCATCAGGTCGCCTTGATAGACGCCTTGCTTTGGAGCAACCTTTGGAAGATGTTTCAGAGCGTGTTTTAACTTACCGACCAAGCCCGGAGCATGACCATGATGCTTTTCAATATCCGAATCGGAATAGTTGAGTTTTGGATTCTTATTGAAAGCCGACTTGGTTGCAACAAAGAATTTCTTGGTGACGGGATGGTGTCCGAAGACCAATGAAGGAGAACCATCATACTTCATGGTAAGGTCGGAACTGTGCTTCTTCGCCTTCATATGCTCGTGCGCGTGCATCAGAGCCGCGTGGGCATGTTCAAATCCCTGTGAACCGTGCATTAACGGGCGGTCTTCCGGATGATGAATATGAGTCAGCTGATTGGGATTCGTTGCTTCCGACAGCATATCGACATACGTATCGGCAACAGATTGAAGTGAAAGTAGTTCAAACATGGATGTTCTATTTATAATAAATAACCATCTATGAAACTAACTCTTGTGACTCCAACGTGCAACCGAGGAGAAGCCTTTAAACTATGTGAAAAATATATGGCACGACAGACAGTGCCCTACCATCAATGGATCGTCTTGGATGATAGCACGGTTCCCATAGATTGCACACTGGGTCAGCAGCATATTCATACACCCGAGACCAAGGGCAAACAGAGTTTGGTTTTAAAACTGCGGAATCTATTCCAACATCAGGAAATGATTACCGGAGATGCCGTGGTCATTATCGAAGATGATGACTGGTACTCCAAGGACTATCTGGAAAAGGTGATTGGCTGGTTCAATTCGGGTACCTACAATATGGTTGGAGAGGGTCGAGCTCTTTATTACAATGTCCTCAAAAGAACATGGTCGATTCACAGTAATATGACTCATTGTAGTCTTTGTCAGACATCCTTCAAGCGGAGTCTCTTTCCTGAAATTCCAAACATCTTGAATGATACCTGCCCATTCGTTGATGTTCGCCTCTGGAACATGAAGAAGGCAAGTAAAAAGATCCATGAACCCAAAGACTTTGAAAGAACCCTCATCGGTATCAAAGGAATGTATGGAGTCAATGGCGGTTACGGTAATGGGCACAATCGTATTGATGGCGTCCGCGACCATACACTTGAATTCCTCAGAAAGAATATAGGAGCCGAAGATACCGTTGCGTATCAGGGCTTCTATGAAAACAAATAACCCCGGAATTGCTTCCAGGGTCATTCTGTTAAGATTTACCTAAACAATTAGTACTGCTTTGGAGCTGGAGCCGAAGGAGCAATAATGTCGGAGGTGCCTTTTACGACGCCGCCAACAAGATCAAGCCCGCCGCCCACAACTTTACCTGCGCCAGAAACAACCTTACCGGTGGCTTCAGAAGCTACGCCAAGGGTTTTAGAAGCATCGGTAGCGCCGTTGCCGACGATGTTGCCTACGCCGCCGATAGCAGCTTGGCCAATTCCCTTTGTGGATTGGTACGCCGAATCAACAGTTCCGCAACCGGTGAGGAGAGCAGTAATAACTGCGAGGATAAGAAGTGTGGTGTATTTCATGCAGGTATATTTATAAAACCGAAAGCATGGACAATGTATAAATAGTATTCTACATAAACGGGTAACAGTAATTCCATTGTTACCTATGGGAACCTCGAAACTATCATGCTTTCATTCAAGGACTTTACTCCAGTACAATATACCGGCGGCGAATCAGAACAGCAGGACCTTAACGCGATGAAGCGTAAGCGCCGTCCGATGGATGAAGAGAACGATGCTCTCGATACCCGTAGACAAGCCGATATTAAGAAGGATCACGAGAGCCTAATGGGTAAATCAACCGATGAAGTCCATAAGATTCATCAGGGTACACTGGGTAAGGTTCATTCGAAATACACTCCAGCCGAGGTTGGTGGTAAAAAAGGAATGGTTGCCGACATTCTCCGTTATCGCCACGGTGATAAACATGTTGCAAAACACTTTGGTCTCTCGGAAGAAACAGATGCCCGTACAAAGAAGCGGAACCGTCTGAAGAAGAAACCCATGGTCAAGGTTTCTGTAACAAAGTCAATCGGCTATCGTATTGCTGATATCGGACCCGGTGGCGTTGAACACAATGTGAAGACGGGAACCATCTAATTGATGAAGTCTTTTACACAATTTGTAAGTGAGTCGGTAACAAAGGAAGTTGTTTTTACCTTTGGTAAATTCAATCCGCCAACTATCGAGAGTGAAGACCTCATCGAGAATGTCGCAAAGATTGCGAACGGTAAAACATATCGCATCTATACATCTCACGTTGATGACCAAAAGAACAATCCACTTAGGCTTGAAGAAAAGGTAAAGTGGATGCGTAAGATGTCTCCGAAGTATGCTCGGAACATTATGAACGATGATGTCGATGGGCCACTTGCCATCTGCGCAAAACTATTTGAACAGGGCTTTACTAGTGTGACCATGGTTGCTCCTGCCGACCGAGTGGTTGAGTACCAAGCACTCCTCGACAGCTATAATGGTTTCCAATTTACTTTTAAAGGCGGCGTCAAGGTTGTTGCGGCAACAGAATGCAACAATATCCTTTCGGAATCCAAGATGCGTGCCGCGGCAATTGCAAATGACCTTGAGTCTTTCTCAAAGGGTCTTCCTGCCGATTTTGCCGAATGCGAAGATTATTTTAATGCCGTCCGTAATGGGCTGGGGCTCAAGGAATCACGCAACTTCCGTAAACACATCCAACTGGAATCTGTTGGCGACCGTAGAGAAGCATATGTCTCCGGAGAACTCTTTGAGATTGGCGATGATGTCGTCATTAAAGAATCCGAAGAGGTCGGCAAGATTACTCACTGTGGATCCAATTATCTGATTGTGGAACTCACCGATGGCAAGAAGGTCCGTAAATGGCTGAATGCCGTGGAGCTTGTTGAGAAAAAGGTCATCGTTGAGGAAGACCAGAAATTAGAAGAACCAGCCTTTCCAATCTATCAACCAAAAATTAGAGTACCATCGAGTGAAGGTATTCCTTTAAGTAAATTCCGTAAACAAACATGAAGAGCATCAAACAACTCCGCGAATCCAACTTAGAAGAAGCGTCTGTCCATCTTGACAATCCATTCGATTCAAAGCATGGACCCGATCATAAGTCGGAGACAAAGCACGCCGATATGATGAAGAAGAATCATGGCGTCACGACAAAGTACCACCGCGACTCTGGTGAAATGTCGTACCACGGATCAAAGAAGAATTTAAAGGCTGCGCTCCATACGCACTATCAGACCGATAACGAGAACGACATTAAGGATAACCATCCCGACCTCTACGAAGACGTTTCAAAGAAAAAGAGTTCCGATATGGCACGTGTCAATGCAGGTGCAATGTCCAAGTCGGAATTTGATTCCAAATGGAAGAAGCCAGCCAAGAAAAAGAGTTTGGCTGGTCCTGGCGGTCTCTACAAGAATCTGGTCAAAGAAGACATCAGGGGTGCTGGTAAAAAGACTTGTACAGTATGTCACGGTAAAGGGACAACTTGTACAATGTGTGGTGACGTTCATGTAGATACAACATGTAACGGTTGCGGAGGATCCGGAGAATATGACACCGATGAACCCACCACAACTCCGCATCAATCTGTCGAGGAAGAAAGATCAAATTATTCCGTAAATGTCCATCACATCTATGACGATGGTAAAAAGGAAACCTTTAACTATAAAGTAAAAGGCGCGCTTGATCAATCTCACGCAAAGCATATTGCTTTTCAAAAGCATAGAGAGAAGAAACTTCCTATGAAACAATTTCATGCTTCACATCAGGATGTTGTGAAGGAAGGTGCAGCCGAAGATATGGCCAAACACCATGACGCAGCTCAAGCAGCAAAGGCTGCCGGCGACAATGATGCGTTCCATAAACACATGGACGCTAAGTTCGAGGTTGCCAAGAAACGGGATGCAGAAAATGCAAAGAAGCCCGTCACTCGTATGGAAGAGGACCTTGAAAATGCGTGCTGGAAGGGTTATGAAGCCATCGGAATGAAGATGAAGAATGGCAAGAAGGTTCCGAACTGCGTACCAAAGGAAAGCGTCAGTGAAGGTACCGAGGAATATCAGCATCATATCATCGGTGTGACGATGACAGATCCAAACCATCCAATGGTTTCAAAACGATCGGAGCCGATTTTTAAGAAGATTAAAGTTTCTGGAAGTGACACCGCCGACGCGATGAATCGCGCTAAAGCACATTACTCTAAGAAAGGCTTCAAGGTTAGTGATACATACCATCATTCTTATGTAAATGAAGGCACCGAAGAAAGTCTTGATGAATCGGTACACGGAGTCAAGGCTGCTAAGTTCTCTCAGAAAGCCAAACTGAATCCTTCTATTTCGACCCATGTTCGTGCTTCCGATGCTCACGCAAAGGCTGCATCGTCATACGAAAAGAAGATTGCCGCTCATATCAAATCGGGTGGCGAAGCAAGTGAATTAAAGCCACTTGAGGCTATGGCAAAAAGCCATAATCGTTCTTCAACACTTCACAAATTCATGGCTCACCGCCTTGTGAAACAGGGGCTCAAGGAAGCAGTTGAACTTGCTGCCGAGGCTGCCGATGAGAAATTGAATCTCAAAATTACCAGACACTCACAACTTGCCGTAAATGCAGAAAAACGTGGCGATAAAGCTGCTCAGAAATTCCATTTGGATATGGTAAGCAAGCTCAAGGCTGGTGGCGGCAAGATGAATGAAGCCTCGGAATATGATGATGACCAAGAAGAAATCATCATGGCCAAGGGTCAGCTCCTTAAGATTGCCGATATGGCCAAGGACCTTGCCGATTCAATGGACGACCAGGATGAACTGGAAGCCTGGATCCAAGTGAAGATTACAACTGCGTATGATCAAATGGATGATGTTCATTCCTATGTCGAATATACCCAGGACCTCTACGACGACCAACCGGAAGCCGAAAAGGAATATGCGACCGAACAGGTAAACGAAGATGTCGCAGCCAATAACGACGCAAAGGAACTTGCCCGTATGCAGATGCTTGTCCGTCTTGGTCTCCTCGACCGTCTCAAGCTGAATACCGTCACACGTGCAATTAAGAAGCTTGACAACAATACTCCTATCACCACGATTGCCGAAAAGGATGTTCTCTTTGAATTACTCCAGAATCTTATTGCTGCCATTACCTCCGATGAAAGCATCTTCAAGAAAGTAAAGTTCAACGTTGCCAATCAATAATAATGACTAAAACAGCTGAAACCCAACAGAGACTCGATCGTATTGAGTCTAAAATTGATAAACTTGCTGAAGCCATCATTTCATTGGCACGTGCCGAAGAGAAGCTGATTCAACTTGAAAATGACAAAAAGTTCCTTATGGAGAAAATGGTCAAATTCGAGGAACGCTTACTGCAATTAGAAAGAAATACCAGTGAGACGGCTTCAAGTCTATCCTTCATCTCCCGCTTCTTCTGGATCGCAATGTCGGCAATCGGTGCAACCGTCATTGGTATGTGGTTCTCTCGTAAGTAAATTATAAATAAAGATTCACCATGTCACCATTCTCAAAAGACATTCTATCAGTTGCAGAATCCGTAAGACAGATGACTGTTCTTGATGAACAGTTTGATACCATTGAGGAAATGGTAATGGAGCTTGCCGAAAAGAACAATGTAGATCCTGAAGTCATCTGGGAAGATTTTGAATCGGTAGATGATACCGAACTCTTTGAAGCAGCAATCGACGCAAAGGGTCATAAAAGCTCCACCGGTGGTCTTACCCAAAAAGGTCGTGACGCATACAACAGAGAGACCGGTAGCAATCTAAAAGCACCCGTCACAACCAAGCCGAGTAAATTAAAAGCCGGCAGCAAAGCGGCAAAACGCCGTAAGAGTTTCTGCGCCAGAATGGGCGCCGTTAAAGGTCCGATGAAAGATAAAAAAGGTAGACCAACACGTAAAGCACTTGCTCTGCGTAAATGGAATTGCTAATTTCCCCAAATCTCAATAGTTAAAAATATGCCAACACTCACTCAGATTATCGCCGATGCCTATCGCAAGATGGTAAATCCTCCACAAGCAGTTGCCCGTCCAAAATGGGTACCAGCTTCCGTAAACGAAGAAAGCGTACCAGCATTTGTTCAAGCTGTTACTGAAGCCCGTAAGGCGAATCAGTCGGTCGTTGAATTCAATGGCAAGAAATACGGTATCACCGTTAAGGAA